CGAATGGTGAAGTGGTTATCCCGGTTGCAGACTTTGCTGCTGACTTTGTGGGCAGTGAGCATTTTGAAGCGTTGCGTCCGCACATGACATTGAGTGCTGATACCGTATCACCGTTCAGAGCAGAATCCGAGAAGGAGGCCACCGAGAACTATACGCGGCGTCTGGTTGAAGAGGCGAATGAAAACGTATCTGAATATGCAGAGAACCAAGCGATATTTACTAACACGGTGGACCAGCTAGTTGCTACCGGGCAGGTCAATAAGAAAGCGGCAAAGCAGATGGCCCTAATCGTACCCGCGTGGGCTACGGTGATGAGTCGTCACACAGGGATGCCGGTTGCAGAACTGTATGCCAAGGTGGGCTTGACCATTGAAGGACCGTTTGAAGAACGTAAGGCGGCGGTGGCTGAAGGTGCTGCTGAGATAGGATTGATACTGGACCAGCAAGATTTCGGTGACGTTAGCTTTGATGAGCAACATACGCTTGCTGAGACTGGTGAAGCGATCACCGTCAAGAGGTCCGCACAGCGCGTGTTTGAACAAAAACGAAAACAACGTACAATGACTCAAAACTTATTGGATTGTTTATATGGCTGATCTAACGCAAGCTGAACTTCAATCACTGCTGGCAAGCGGTGCCACTGTTGAGCGCAACAATGTTCAAATATCTGTAGCCGGTATGGTGCAAATGTTGCGTCACATGGGGTCCATGGTTGAGACTAATAAGGCGATAGCCAGTAAAACGAATGATGCCATGGTGGAGGCAGTGAACAAGCTGACTCACGCGGTGAAGGAGAAGTCATTCAAACCGCAAGACTTGAAACCGTTAATTGATTCACTGCTCAATAATAATAAACCCGGCAAACCCATTGCTTATGATTTCAACATTGAACGTAACAGTCGTGGGGTTATGACCAAAGTTTCTGCTACACCTAAAGAGGAATAATCATGGCTACATTTAATAAGTTTAATCAATTTGTCGAAGATAAAAATCACGGCAAACATGACTTCAGTAACGATACGATTATGGTGGCGTTGACTAATACGCTACCTGTCGCAGGCAATTCCATCTTGGCTAACATCACTCAGGTTAGTTACACCAATCTGTCATCGCGCGTGCTGTCATTAGACTCAAGCGGTCAGGCTGGCGGGGTGTATAAAGTATCCTTCGACGACTTAACCTTGTCTGCTTCAGGTGGTAGTGTAGGACCATTCCGTTACGCGGTGATTTACAACGACTCACAGGCCACACCAGCCAAGCCGTTAATCGGTTGGTATGATCGTACCGCGTCTGTAACATTAGGTGATGGTGAATCCATACTGCTTGACTTAGACCAAGTCAACGGTCTGTTCGACGATCAATAAATCGTTTGAACGATGACCATATCACGGGTCGGCACTTCATCACAGAACACTAACAATGTCACCAGCATGTCTTTATCTGTTCCTGCTGGGACGGTTGATGATGATGTCATTCTGTTTTTTGGATCATGTGATGGCAATAACGGGTACAACTTACCGTCAGGCTTCACGACGATCCATAATGTCAATTCGCCGGGGACCCACAAAAACTTACTGGCCTATCGGGTCGCTTCGTCTGAACCCGGCAGCTACACTATCTCAGCATCCACGGGTGAACGTGGTATAGGTATATTCGTCACCTACCGGGGTGTCGATACATCATCCCCAATCAATATATCCACCAGCAATACAGGCGGGTCAAACACCACAGGCGTATTGTCTGCCATAACACCACTGATTGATGATTGTATGGTGGCAGTATTTGCCGGGTTGGAAAGTGGTAACAATGGAAGCCCTATTGCAACATCGTGGCCCAGCACAATTACTGAACGTCTTGATAATGTCAACGGTCCTGCGGGTGGTGGTAGCGCATCTTCAGCCGGGGCCTTTGGTGATGTACTCCAAACCACTAAAGCAACGGTATCAGGCAACATTGGACTGACAGGTGGTAATTCTAATTGGGGTGTGATGTGCGTAGCCTTGGCACCGATAGTGGCGTCTGGTCCTGATTACACGTTGGAACTGGATAAGGGTGCGTTCACTACCAGTGGATATGCTGCTTCATTCTTACTACAACATGCCTTACAGCTTGCCAAAGGTAGTTTTGTCACCACAGGTCATAGTGCAGAATTTCTTCGTCAGTACGCCTTGTCGCTTGATAAGGGTGGATTTATCACCACGGGCCACGATGCTGACCTACTTTCTCAATATGTCTTGCAGATTGCCAAGGGTGGATTCACCACCACGGGCCACGATGCAGACTTACTTCTTCAGTACAGCATGGAACTTGCCAAAGGTAGCTTTGACACCACGGGCCATGATGCAATCTTCAGCTTTCAATATCGTATGGCCCTTGCCAAAGGTAGTTTCGCGACTACCGGGTATGCTGCTGACTTTAGAAAACAATACAATTTACAACTCGCGACAGGTAACTTTGCAACGTCAGGTCATGATGCAGAACTGCTTACTCAATACAGCTTACAGCTTGATGCTGGCAGTTTCACTACAACTGGATATGGTACTGATTTGCTTACAAATTACAATTTACAGCTTGCTACAGGAAACTTCACTGAGGCGGGTTACGAAATGGGGTTCAAGCTGCAATACAGTTTAGAACTAGATACAGGACATTTTAATGAGGCGGGGTTTGGGATCTCGTTTATATTGCAAGAGTCAGTGCTTCAGGAAGCGTTACGCAAGCTGCATGAATATTGGCGGTTCATGGGTAATGATGTGGGCCATCCTGCTACACGTGGTCCGCAATATCACACGGGTGGTGCAGGCATTACGCTGGACGTTGTTGGTCAAGATGATGTCACGGTAACGAGGGCTGAAGAGTCGTTGATTGATAAACCCGGTGGTGATGCTGAGACTTTAATGCTGATGATGATTAACGATATATGGCGTCGCGTTGGATTGGACCATGAGAATCCATTAACGATATCAGCGGTACTTGAAATGGCAGGTGATGTGGCGATTGATTTGAGTGAGAACGCGGGCGTGGTAACATTGCAACGACAAAATACATTTGTGGTGGACGAACTAGGCAATACCTTAGTTGATGAATTTGGCAATTTTGTGGTGGGATAAATGGAAATTAAAAAGCAGATATTAGATTTTACCGACAAGCCTGTTCCTGATGATGATGATGCAATTCTGATTCAGGAACCCGGTGGTCTAACACTGCGCACAGCATTAGCTGCACTTCATAAAAGCAAAATAGGCTTCTTTCAGTACGGTGATTTAGCAACCGCGACTGTACCGTTTGCCGTACCGGGCGATAGCGTGTACCGCGCTTTGCCTAACGATGGTGAAGGTAACAGCACGCTAGACCAAGCACCGACAGGTATGACGCTGCTATGGAATGTGGACACTGACCAGTTTGATTTTTCTGAATTAGCCATCGGTGACATGGTGGATATAGCCGTCAACCTTGAGATCACATCATCATCTAACAATCAGCAAGTGGCCTTAAAGATGGTGCTTGGCATTGGTGGTACAGAAACAGAATTGCCGTTTGATTACATTAACCACAAATCAGCGGAAACATTCTTGATTTTACGGTACAAAGGCTTTTTCATTAAGGATGCAAATATCCGTGATAACCCAGCCGAGCTACGCATTGCCAGTGATGGTACAGCAGACGTTAAAATACTAGGTTGGTACTGCAAGATAACAAGGCGATAAGGTGATATCACCACGGGATATAGCGTCAGGCGGGTATCTTAATTCTCCTGTCAGTGTGGCGGCAAATGGTTACATAGCAGTAAGTGTGGATAGTGGCGGTGGTGGTGCGTATCCTGTGTTTGGTGCAGGTAGATTGCTGAAGCAGATCCAACAGGACGATGAAGAAATAATGGTAATACTAATGGCATTTATGGGGATGATTCGATGAGCTTACAGGACTGTCTGAGAAAAGCAGGGAAAGCGTTCAATGCTTCCGATGCCACGGTCATCAATGAAAATGTCGAACAGCTTGTCAGTAGCGGTGTAGAACGGGCCACGGCTGAGACTCAAGCGGTTGAGCAGTTTCTATCACAGCAGACCGATGAGCTTAATGACATCGCCACACAAGCTGAAGAACTCGGTGCTACCGTAGCACGTGAGGACTTGACGCAACCTGACTATTTGGCAGACTTCACCGCGACGTCCGCTACTGATTTCCATGGCAGACTATCTGAAGCGATGTCAGCAAGCACCAACGCATTGTCGGTGAAGATATACGACGTCAGTGAATATGAGAATATGCAACTGTTCTTAACCGATGATGGTAAGGCCGGGTTTGCATTAGAGTACGATGGTGGTTTAATATCCGTGTTTAAGCACCCGGATTCGTCCATTGATGCAGCATTAGATGTCATCGTGCCAGCAGCCATTCAAGCTGGTGCTACGAAGCTGGAAGCGTTTGACGGTTTTTTAACCGCACGATATAAAGAATTTGGATTTGTCGAAGTATTACGGGATGATTGGAACGACAATTATGCACCGGCTGGCTGGGATAAATCTGTATTAGGTACACCCGCTGTAGTGGCGATGGAATTGAAAGGAGTAGCGCAATATGAATACAATGAAGAAACCATTCCGTTCTCGGTTCAACACCCGGTTGGAGTACGACGAGGCGATGAGTCGTTACAACCAAGTGATGCAACACCTGACCAAAGGCGCACCACGGGGCGTGAGTCAGATGGAAGTCTCAACGGACTCCCACGGGAAGTAGGCAATTTCAATGCAGCCGCCAGCAGTAAGATTGCAGCGGTTGCTGAAAATTATGTAACTCAACTCGGACTGGAATACAGTCCACCCACCAATTACGCAACTGTCGATGTGGAACGTGCGCGAAGAATAGCTGAAGCGTATGAAGCTATGAAGCACGATCCAGAAAACCCTGAAGTTAAAGAAGCCTATGCCGCACTGACTGAAGAAGTCATTGCACAATACCAAGCTGCACTTGATGCCGGGTTGAAGGTTGAGTTTATCAACTTTGAACGTGATGGTGATCCGTATGCAGCTTCACCGCGCATGGTGACGGATGACATCAACAACAACAATCACATGTGGGTGTTCAGCACACGTGACGGTTTTGGTTCAAGCGTCGAGATAGATGTATCAAACAATCCCTTATTAGCTGAGACAGACTTTGTCATATCCGGGCAGAAAGCACTGGTCAATGACTTATTCCGGGTGGTCCATGATTACTTTGGTCACGCTAAAGAAGGTGTCGGCTTCCGGGCCATCGGTGAAGAAAATGCGTGGCGTATTCATTCCGCTATGTTTTCACCATTAGCGCGACAAGCATTGACGACTGAAACACGCGGTCAGAACTCATGGGTCAATTATGGTCCACATGGCGAGGCCAACCAGACAGCGACCAGCGATACCGTATTTGCAGATCAGAAAACAGGACTGCTACCACAATGGGTCGTCGATGAAGGTCGTATTGACCAGCCTATATTCAACCAAGATATCAATCCCACAGCGGTCCGCAATGCGCTTGGCCTGCACAGTGCCGTCGAGCAAGCGGTGATGGATACCGACTTACAGCAATGGTCCAAAAAAGCTGGCAACAATAATAAACAAGTCAAAGCATTAGACATAAAGATTGCTGAACTTCAGACCACTTACAAAGCGGAACAAGCTGAATTTGAAGCCGCTATGGATAGGTTAGAAGCTAATCCCGGAAACCAAGAGGCGATTGATAACTTAGAAGATAAGCTGTCAGACACCACCGTGTCTAACGAGATATCAAAGTTGAAGTTTGAGCGTTCCAGAATTGCCAACAATCCCTTGGCACCGGGTGTTGAAATCTGGTCGAAGATATCTAAGACTGCTGGCGTCAAGAAAGAAGAATTAACGTGGTTGGGATTAGAAGAATTTTTGAAGGTAGATCCTAAAGGAAAGTTCAGCCGGGAAACAGTTCTTAACTTCGTGCGTGCTAACGGCGTGGTGGTGGAAGAAACCATCGGTGATCAAGAGACATCATCGCGCAATGAACTTGAGTGGGATAGCGGCACCGTGTGGGACGAGGAAGAAGCCTACATGCACAACGTCGAAGATATGATGTATGAGTTCGACGCTGGTGATGATGACACGTCTTATATCAACATCGCTACCTTCATGGACAAGTGGATGCACGACAACATCGACACGGTGTTGGCAAATTACAAAACATCGCTGCCTGAAGGTGAGTTTGCTGAACTGACTGAACTGGACACGCCGGGTGATCAAATTGTCTGGTTGGCTAACCACTACCCTGTCAATGAAGATATGCGCAGTGAGGCCCGTGAGGACTTTGAAGAAGCCGCCACAGCAGCAGCGCGTGAAGCCTACTTGGATGATCCGACCTACATACATAAAGCCACCAACGTAGAAGATTTATACATCTTCGGTAGTGACGACTTGGGTTATGACATTCGCCATGGTGGGTGGGATAACGCTAAATACATGATTGACAACCAACTCCATATTGATTCTCTCAATGAGACTCAAATCCACGCATTTCATTATGCTATTGAAGAAGGATTGTTGGAACAAGTTGAGGACGTTAATGTTGCCAAGTGGGGCGATTACGTTATGGATGGTAGCTGGGATAACTACCGGGAAATCAAACTCATCCTACCTGATCTTGGCGGTCAAGACTTTGACTATGATATGCACTTTGAGGACTCCAACATCGTCGCGTTCCTACGGGTGGATGATAGAGATTTATCGACTGGTACTACAAGAGAACAAAAGCGGACTGTTGAGAAAGAAGATTTTAATGAGTTTGATGACCCTAGTCGTCCACGTTACGGGGTTAAAGTTACGGTTGATGGAAAGGTCTACCGTAGTGATTACGATACTGCTGAAGAAAGGGATGCCAACTTCATACCGCTAAGTGATGCGGGTGGCAATCAAGTAGACAACGTAGCCAAAACATTCTTCATTGATGAATTTCAATCTGACTGGCACCAACAAGGTCGTCAGGAAGGGTATAAATTCACAGAATCAGACCGCGTAGAGGCGCGTGCAAAAGCTGAAGTATTGAAGAAAGAACAACAAGACAACCTTGACAGCCTTGAAGAAAAATATGGTGAAGATTGGAAATGGATGTCGTCCCATGAAGAACGCAACGTCAATGTAGAACTAGGCGATAAAATAAGAAAGTTGCACGAACAAGCAGACGCGGTCCCTAATGCGCCATTCAAGGGTGATGCGTGGGTCAACTTAGGTTTGAAACGGGCCATCATTGAAGCCGTTGATAATGGGTACGAGTCAATCGCGTGGCCTAACTCACAAGTGCTGGTGGACCGATGGAGTGAAATGTACCGGGAACTGTACGTTAATCAGTACGACAGGAAGATGGTCAAAGGTATCAAAAAATTGACTGGTCAAACACCAGTGCAGTTGGACCTTGAAGGTAATCCTTATCCTACGACCAGCGATGTGTTGAACGCTTTTGACCTAGTACCGTCAAGTGAATCAGGTAGATTTAATTTAAAACTAAAAAGCGGTCACAACACCATTGAAGCAATTCCTGTTAATGACGAAGGGATTGCCAGTACAGGTCGGTCCCTTGGTGAAGTAAGTAAGCTGACGTTTAGCAATGAAGGTCATGCAGTTGAATTTTTAAAAGATGTTGTCAAAACAGAATCAACGCAAGGCTACTTCATCATCCCAATCACAGATGAGCTACGGGCAGATATCAAGAATGATGGCCTGACCTTATTCCAAAAACAAAGCGGTGAAGCACGTGGGTATTATGATCCGACGAACGTATTGATCCGATTGAACGAAGCAGCCAATCCTTCAACCTTCATTCATGAGTTTGCTCACTTCATGTATGACATGGAACAAAAACTTAAAGGACCAAACCTTAATGCAATCAACAACTGGTATCACGGCAATGCTGAAGATATCGCTGCTGAAGCGTCTGAGCATTATGGACACCTCATATCAGGGTTTGAAGTTGACCAATACTTAGACAACGGCACGACAGGTGATGTGGAAATAGATACAGCCATCTTGGTAGCCACGCATGAGCAGTTTGCCCGTGGGTTTGAGTCCTATGTGATGGAAGGTAAGGCACCAAGTATGGAATTGCGCAATGTATTCCGGGTGTTAGCGCGTATGCTGACAGCAGTTTACAAAGCCATCACAGGCGGTTTAAGCACTCCAAACGTCACAGACGATATGCGACAGGTGTTTGACCGATTGATTGCTACAGAGGAACAGATAGCCGCCAGCGAAGCACGTGACCGCGCAGCACCTTTGTTTACTGATGCTGCCATGGCGGGGATGACTGAAGAACAGTTCCAGAAATATCAAGAGCAGGCACGCAAAGCTACCGATAAATCCAACGAGACTTTACGCGACAAGGTGATGAAAGAATTAACCCGCGTGCAGCAGAAGTGGTGGGGTGATGAGCGTGATGACATCATTGATGAGCAAGAAGAAATCCTACGAACTGAACCTGTCTATGTGGCACGTGCTCGGTTGCGTAGTGGTGACGATCTGAAATTGGATTATGTCTCTACGATTGAAATCATGGGTGTGAAAAATTTGATGGGTATCGTCCCGATGCGTGGCCTAACTGCAAAAGGTGGTCTAGGCACGCACCCGGATGAAGCTGCGAAAGTCTACGGGTTTGAAACCGGGGACCAGTTAATTGAAGCACTGATGACTGAACCCAAGTTGCAAGATAAAGCAGAGGCTAATGCTGATGCTGAAATGATTGAGCGTCACGGTGACATCATGAACGATGGCACGCTGGAAAAACTAGCCGATGACATGGTCAGAAATGAGCAGCGCGGTACATTGCTGCTGACTGAAATTAAGGCATTGTCTAAGGGCCAGAACGTACCACTGATTGACAAGCAAACTATCAAGGCATTAGCGGCTGAGAACATCGGCAAGCTGGCATTGAAAGATATCCGTCCTGACCGTTACCGCAAAGCTGAGATCCACAGTGCGCAGGAAGCAGCCATTGCATTATCTAAAGGGGACCAAGTAGCAGCATTAAGAGCTAAGACCCAGCAGGTGATGAACTTCTACTTATGGCGTGAAGCACGTGATGCACAACTCACGGGTGGCAAGGTGGCTACATACATGGCCCGGTTCAAGAAGAAGTCACTGCGTGAACGTATCGGTAAAGCTGGCAACAACTATCTGGAAAACATTGACCGTATTTTAGAACGGTTTGAGTTTAGGAAATCAGTGTCGTTCAAAAAACATGCTGAAGCACGTGACTCATTGCAGGCATGGGTGGACCAGCAGGGCAGCGAGAGTGACATGATTGCCTTGAGCACTGAAGTATTAGATGAAACGTATGCGCGTCACTGGCGTGAGATACCGATTGATGAGTTGGTGGGTATTCAGGAGTCAATCCAAAGCATTGAGAACAGTGCCAAGGCGTTGAACAACATCATCATCAATGAAGAGAAGTTGACCTATGAGCAGACCATCACCCGGATGCTGAATCAGATGGGCCAACTTAAAGATAAAGTTTTCCCACAATATAAAGATTCTGTTGACAATGGTGGTGTGCGTCGCTGGACTGAAAACTTCCTGACTGAACAGGTCAAAATCCCATGGATGATGCGCTGGTTAGACAACGGTGAAGAAGTGGGGATCATGCACCAAACCATTATGCAGCCGATGAACAACGCTTATGATGCTGAAGTGCGTATGTGGGACCGGGTTGGTAAGGTGGTGATGCAGGCCATCAATGGTCGTAGCAAGGATGATGTCAAACGTCACCAGCAAGAAATCAGCATCCCTGAAATTGCCAATACTGAAACCAAGCTGGAAGGTAAGCTGCTCGGTCATCAAATTATTGCGGTTGCATTGAACACAGGTAACGAAGGTAACTTGCGGAAGATGCTACTCGGTGAAGGATGGGCCACTACGGATGAAGAAGTCAGCATTGAGAATCCTAAACTCCAAGCCGTGTTGCAGCACATGAGCACGTCAGATTGGGACTTGGTTGAACTGATATGGGAACAGATTGGATCACTTAAAGCAGACTTAGCAGCCATCCATAAACGGGCCACTGGTATCACCATGGATGAAGTGAAACCCGTGTCGTTCGTACAGGATGGTCGCACCATTAAGGGTGGGTATTACCCGGTTAAGTACGATGCCAACCGTAGCGAGAAAGCACGTCTTAACGAAGAGAAAGCAGATGAACAGGCCGTGTCCATGTTGACGGCGGGTGGCTTTGTGCAGCCTGTCGCACGTACAGGTGCACGCATCAATCGTACTGAGTTCGTAGGTCCTATCAAGTTCAGCTTGGATGTGGTGCCTAACCATATTCAGGAAGTTATCCACTTCATTACTCACTATGATGCGATTAAACAGGTGAATAAATTAACGGGTGATCCACGCATTGCCGCTGCCATCAAAACAAAATTGGGACCAGCACAATACGCATTGCTTAAACCTTGGCTGAACGATGTGGCTAAAGATGGCAAGGAAGCACCTATCAAGTCAGGTCTTGAATCACTGGCCCGTAGGTTAAGGTTTGGTACTACATACGGTGTAATGGGCTTCAAGGCGTCCACAGGCTTAATTCAAATCGCCGGTATCTTTAACACCGCTGCTGAAGTGGGCGTGGTTAGAACACTACGCGCAGTACGCACCGTGTTGGGTAGCGAGAAGTCCATACGTGAGACTTGGGAATTTGCCAAGGCCAACAGCAAGGTGCTTGAACATCGTCAGCAAACTATGGATAGGGAAATCAAGAACGCATTGATAAGCCTGCAATCCAAACGCGGTCCGCTGGCAGTGGTACAGGAAGCTGCCATGATGCACATCGCTTTGGTCCAAACGTACACCGTTGACTTACCATCATGGTATGCCGCCTATGCGAAGGGCATGGATAAATTTGAAGGTGATGAACAGCGTGCTTTCCAGTATGCAGATTGGGTAGTTGAGAACGTGCAGGGTAGTGGTCTGACAAAAGATATGTCATCCATCATGCGCAGCAAATCTGAACTGTACCGATTAGGCACCATGTTCATGACGTTCTTCAGTTCATTGTATAACCATAATGCTGACGTGAAGCGTGCGGTGCAGGCGGGTCAACTTAGCATCCCGGCAGCAGTCGGCAAGCTGATGTTGTTGTGGACATTACCCGCGCTATTTGAAACAGTGATGCGCGAAGGGTGGGGTGATGAGGACGATGAAGAAAGTTTGTTAGAGCGCACATTAGTCGGCACAGCCATGATGCCAATCACCACGGTGCCGTTCTTTAATCAGGTAGCGAACGGGGTGATATCAGGCTACGGTTACTCAGCATCACCTGTATTTCCGCTGGTCGAAGGTGGCGTTGAAGCCACACGTGCGCTGGCTGAAGGTGGGGAATTGACCAAGTACAAAATCAAACAAGCAAGTAAGGCGGTGGGCATTGCTTTTGCCATACCGGGTGTAAATCAGGCATGGATCACCGGGGAACATTTGTACGACTATGCAGTAGAAGGTGAAGATTTATCAATGCGTTACCTGCTTGTCACAACTAATAAAGACAAGTAGAATTATCAAAACTTAAAGGACCACAAGTCATGACTGTCAACACGACTAATATTGTTTCAGGCCCGTATACCGGCAACGGTGTGACCACTCAATTCAGTTATGGCTTCAGGGTTGACGATAAAACGCAACTCGTTGTCTATGAAACCGATGACTTAGGTGTTGAAAGCGTGTTGGTCGTTGACGTTGACTACACGGTTAATAACGTGGGCGATGATGCTGGTGGCACGATTGACCGTATCGCAGGCGCGTTGCCTACCGACTACACGTGGTATATCCGTTCTAATTATCTGCATCTTCAGCTAACCGCGTTCGCCTCACAGGGTGGATTCTTTCCAGACGTTCATGAAGCTGCGATGGATTTGCTGACGTTCTTATCCCAACAACAAGAGGACCGTATTGCACGCGCAATGCGATTCAACGATTCATATTCAGGCGGTGCAGATCCAGAACTACCTGTACCTGAAGCCGACAAAGTATTGGTCTGGTCCTCGGATGCCTTAAACATCATCAACGGACCGAGTGAAGGTACGTTCATGGGTTGGGCTGACGCAGCAATCGCAGCAGCAGCAGCGGCGGTGATCAGTGCCGACGCAGCAGCCGCCAGCGCAGTAGCAGCAGACTTGAGTAAGATTGCCGCCGCGTTGAGTGAGACTAACGCAGGTGACGCAGCCAATGCAGCAATAGCAGCAGCAGCAGCAGCGGCGATAGATAAAGCAGCAGCAGCCGTCAGCGCAGCAGCAGCATTAGTCAGTCAAGGTGCTGCGTCAGACAGTGAGGCAGCAGCAGCAGCCAGTGCAGCAGCAGCCGCGATAGACCAGCTTGCAGCAGCAGCCAGTGCAGCAGCAGCATTAGTCAGTGAAGGTCTAGCAGAATATTGGGCCGGGGAAGCACAGACCGCTGCTGGTGCAAATGAAAAGATTGCCGCACGTAACGCAGTACAAAACCAAGACGCAGTAAGCCAAGGTTTAGCACAACGGTCTGGTATGAGTTCAACTATCTACACAGGTAACGGTACAAGCCAAAGTATTATTACTGGCGTTGATATGTCCAGCGGCGATTTTGGTGGCTTTAACTGGATTAAAAATAGGGATGCTGCAATATCTCACGCCTTGACTGATTCAGTCAGGGGCGACTTTAGGTTAGAGAGTGACACAACCGCCGCAGAGTCAGCCACTACAGCGGTAGCGCTAACGTCAACAGGGTTTGACTTGGTCACTGCAAGCAACAGATACAACCAAAATAGTGTTGATTATGTAGCTTGGTCATTCCAAACCAATAAGAAAGCGTCACGTAATATAGCGATATACCCTGAACAATTTGATAATGCGGTATGGGCAAAATCGGCGGGCATAGTGGTTACACCTAACGCACAAATCGCACCTAATGGCTTTATGACAGCAGATGAATTGGCACATGACGGAGTGAACAATCGCGCCGTAGTGCAATCACCCACAACCTTAAAGGCTAACACCACCTATACTTTTTCAATCTATTTAAAAATAATCTCCGGTAGTTTTACCGAGAATAGTAAATGTCAATTAGCAATTTATGGCAGTGGCCTTGTAGCTACATCATCGGTGATTATTGGTGACGCACTTAACGGCGATTCTGAATGGCAGAGATTTGAAGCAACAGCGACAACAAACGGCGCACCGTCAGTAGCTAATTTCAGCATAAGGTGTGATGAGTTAGTCACCCTTGCTGAGTGGGGCGCACAGATTGAAGAAGGTAGCGCGGCAACCGATTATCAAAACGCAGAAACCAATCACGGCAAGCCTTACGAGTGTCACTACAATACTGAAATGGGCTTTAGTATTGTCGGCTATGAAGGTGATGAAGTCGCAGGCCATGAGATACCGCATCATCTAGGTGGCGAACCTGAATTAACAATCTATAAAAATAGAGAGAGCGTTTATTCTTGGATAGTAAAAGGGGCAATGTTTCAGGACGATGAGTTCTTATTCCTGAACGCCACTAATGCGCTGGCTACAGGTTATGTCAGTTCGCAAGATGATACGACTTTAACCGTGGACGATACGGAGGAGTTAAATGAAGCAGGCATAAATATCATCGCCTACAACTTCCGTTCTATCGCGGGCGTATCAAAAATAGGCAAGTACATCGGCACAGCGGCAACGGGTAATTATGTCGATTGCGGCTTTATTCCGCGCTTTGTGATGTTGAAAACGCTTGATTCTGCTGGTGGATGGGCGATGTATGACACTGCTAGGGGTATAGACCAAGTAGTAAATGCAGAGAGCAGTGACGCTGAAACTACTAACGTCAAGATTGAATTGACCGAGAATGGTTTTGTGCTTATTGGTACGTCATACAATGCACTTGACCAACAATATTTATTCATAACTTTTGCTGAAACTGACAGCGATGCCAACAAGTCATGGACGGATTACGACTACGCCGTTGATAAAGACGTTTTAGTTATTGAGCAAGATACCTTGGTGAGCTTTGCTAATGGCTTCTCAGAAACAGGCCAAGTCGATACGCAATTCAATGTCGGCAGTGGCGTGACCTACAGCGAGAAAGGCGATGAGCTGGTAACTAATGGCACGTTTGATACTGATACCGATTGGAATAAAGGCGCAGGCTGGTCTATTGGTTCTGGTGTTGCAACCTCGGATGGTGCTAATGGAAACCAAGCGCTCAATCAAATTGTCAACCTTGTTGAAGGCGATACTTACCAAGTCTCTTTTGAGGTTACTGCCTATACTGCTGGTTTATTACAACTAGAGTTGATTGCTACGACAACCGTAGCCGCAATAAATGTCAATGCTACTGGCGTGTATACCGTTACTTATGTTGCCGAAGCTGACACCTCTATGATAGTTGTTTTTAGAAGCAATGCTAGCTCTCCTTTTGCTGGCGGTGTTGATAACGTATCGGTCAAAGTAGTAGTCAGCACACCTAAGAAACTCTACCTGTTCATGGACAAGACCGGCTTGCTTGGTTCAACTGAGTTCAGACCTTTGGTTGGCCTGTCACGTGACGAGGCCGATTTTTGGGGTGTTGAGTCACCGCTTGACCCTAGCCTTAGAACAGCGGCGCATCACTTTGATTATGAAAGTAGTACAGGTGTGGCGAGTGCCAGCATTGAAGAATCCAATGCCGTAGCTTGGGAGGCGGTAGCTGAACATGCGAATGAAATAGTGGCAGACCGCCGCTGGTTGGCATTAACTAATACGCTATGTTGGTGGCAGTACAAAGGTACTGAGAAACGCATCTTAAAATCATGGCGTATACGTGCGGCTAATATAGGTCGCTTACCACAGCGGTTTACCATTGAAGGTAGTAATGACGGGCTGAATTGGACAGCGATTGATTCAACTTATACTAATAGCGACTTCAATATCGGGGGCAGTAATCTTTGGGGCGACTTAGAAGATACGTCAGCCAATACAACGGCTTACCTTTACCATCGGATAAACATTACCGCTAATGGCAGTGACCCTTCATTAACAGGGTTTGCCAGCATGGAGTTCAACACCGAATTGCCGTCCGACTATTACCTAATCCCACAGGGTGAAATGTTTGCCTATCGTGGTGATGAAGTGGTGGTTAATGGCACGTTTGATGTTAATACAGACGGTTGGAGTCCTAAAGATGGTGACGCTGAATTAACCGTAGTAAATCAAACCCTGCGCATCACTAACGGTGCGGCAAATGGGGCTTGGGCTAATCAGGCATTAACAGGTTTAATCGTTGGTGAGACTTACGAGGGTAGCGTACAAGGTGTCGGCGGCGATGCAGGCGCATCACGATTTACTTGTGGTAGTTCTGTAGGTGGCAGTGACTATTCAGGGTCGGGTGCTGATAATCTATTTGGCCTTGATGGAAAAACTTACACGTTTAGATTTGTAGCAGTAGCCACAACAGCTTGGTTTAGAGTGTCCAACGCTACGGCACTTCTTGGTGCTTACTATGACTACGACAACATCACCGTCAAACAGGTCGGCGTACAAATTGAACGCACCTACCTTGCTGAGTTCACAACCGACAGCGATGGCGATGTAAGTTCATTCAAAAACCTTACGCCAGCCAAGCAGTACGAAACTGAAATGGAAGTGCTGAAAACCTTAACTGTGCGGGGTGAGATTCACAATCCGCAAGTGGCGACAGCATGGGGTGATGTTGATGGTACGGTAGCACCACCGCTGGTAAGTGTTGAGCATAATATAGCGGCAATTGTCGGCTTAGACGCAGGTAGTTATTATGTTGAGTTTAACGAACCTATGGACACTAAAAGCTATGTGGTGGTGGCGACAATAGTCAGCCTTAATACCAACCATAACAGGATTGTTAAAACAGGTAATAAGACTGTCAGGGGGTTTGAATTGTTGGCGCAAACCACAGGAAGCGTACCGGCTGATGCCGTCCTATCATTTGCAGTATTTGGAGGGAAAGACTAATGAGCTTTGTAAGACAAATAGAAAACAAGCCGTTGGAGATATGTGCGGTGCAACTGGATGGCTTTGTTGAAGCTGAATTGCCCGAAGATACTACCCATCGTAGCGCATGGCGATTGGTCGGCGGCGTTGTGGTGATTGATAAGCCAGCCAAGGCGGTCATTGATAAAGATATCGGCAAGCAAGACTTGAACAGTGAGCTGCACGATATGACCTATACCTATGCCGATGGGCGGGTGATTCAAACCAGACCAGCCGACTTGACCAATATTGAGATTGCCATCGCTCAAGGTGCAGATCGCAAGTGGATCATGAACGATGATACCGTTGAGCTACTAACCGTGGCAGAACTAACCGAGGCGCGCAATGCCAGTATCGGTACAGGTACGGACCACTGGAACACTTACGTTGATTTGGTGGAGGCATTGTAATGAAGTGCATAGTGATAGTCATCTTCGCTGCATTGATAGTGGTACTGGCGGGATGCAGTCCTACTTACATCGACGTGCATAATAATTCTGGTGATGTAGTTATTGATGCGTCCAAAACCTTTCCTGTAAATGCTAAAGCTGGATTATGAACCTTACATCCTCACAGACCTATAAGGACGCGACACCAGCAGAGCGTGACGCTGTCTGCAACGGCTGTGGTAGCAAAGGGTTTGGTGGCTGGGTGATACCTGACACTATTTACTTCCTGAGTATAAAGGATGTCTGTGATATCCACGATTGGGATTACGGTGAAGGTGTGACGCTGGCAGATAAAGGCGCGGCTGACCGACGAATGTATAACAACATGCTGCGTAAGATTGAAGTGTCCGCTAAGTGGCTTAGACCAGCACGAAGGTGGCGTGCTAATACCTATTATGTAGCAGTCAAAAAACTAGGCGGACCCGCTTATTGGGAGGGTAAAGATGGATGACATGCAGCAAAAGCAAATCATTATTGAACCTACTATTATTATAAAAAATAATACTGAAGCAGGTTTGTTTGAGTGGACGGCATGGATTCTTATTCCACTGCTAACCCTGTACGTTACGTGGCGCTTGTTTCATAAGAAGCATAACGACAAAGACAAAGGTGAGTGATGGGTGACATGACAAAAAATTTATCCCGCAAAGAGATAGCCTGCAAGTGTGGTTGTGGCTTCGACACCATTGACCATGAGACTGCACGCATTTTGCAGGAGACTTGCAACCACTACGCGAACGTCATGGGTATCAAGAAAGTGGTGGTCAGTATCGGTAGCGGTTGCCGCTGTGAGGACCACAACAAAGCAGTAGGTGGTGGTAAAAATTCCCAGCATCTAAAAGGACGAGCAATAGATTTCACAATCTCAGGAGTTAATTCAGAGTTAGTGTATAAATATTTGAATGAAAAATACCCGGACCAATACGGCATGGGTCGTTATACTAGCTTCACCCACTTTGATTCAAGACCAGTCAAAGCACGTTGGTAATAATAATAAAGGATTGACAATGGCTTCACCTGAAGAGTGCCTTACGTTTAAGCAGCAGCTTAATGATCTGACAACTCATATAGAAAAAAGGTACACCGCTGTGCATGAACACATACGTGAATTGCGTGAAGATTTCAGTGACCATCTTGAGATTCAGGAAGATCGTCATCGTGAGAACATGGCGTCACGTGCTCATAACACCAAGGCCATTGAGACTTTGACGGACAACACGAAGGGTATGGTCGATGCGTGGAAAACGATTGCCAACTTGGTTAAGTTTGTTGTGGTTATCGCAACCGTGTTGGGTTCAACAGCCGCTATCCATACCGCGCTGCAACACTTCAATCTGATTACATGAAGGTTAGTTCAGCACTGGCCTGACCATCCCGGTAACGCTGGATAGAATCCTTCAATCCTTTCTCATCGTCAGCCTTACGCATGATGGCGTCAGCGACAGCCATATCCAGTGAGTCATTGACTAAAATTCTAATGATGCTGACCGGGTTGGATTGACCGTTGCGATCTAATCGTCCGTTCATTTGCAGGTACAATTCCAGTGACCAGTTCAGGCCAAACCAGACGATGATAGATCCACTGTCTTGCAGTCCATCAATACCATGGCCCATGCTGGCGGGATGACCTATCAACAATTTGATTTTCCCCGCGTTCCAATTATCAATTATCTTCGCGGTGTGACTACTCTTCTCAGCCGTCAGGTTCACAGGTTTGTACTTCTTGAACCGGGTCATGATACGTTCAGCGTCAGCCTTGTACGCATACGATAACAGCACCGGCTGACCACCCACTTCTTCAAGGATATCTTCAAGCGCATCCAGCTTGGCGTCATGCAGTTTTTCCCACGTGCCATCCAAGTCGGTGTACGGTGAACCGTTACATATCTGCAAACACTTATTGCCTACGCTGGCCTTGGTGAATACTTCAAGCTCGGTCCCGCTGTCCAACTCGGTGAACATCTTGGCTTCCATTTCTTCATAGTGCTTCCGGGCCTTGGCTGGTAGGTCCACCATGATGTTAGTCTCACGTACAGGCGGCAGGTCCAAGTAATCTTTACTGTCCATCTTCACGGTGATGTCAGATATCTTGTGCTCAATCCACTGCTTACCGATGGGTGTCACTGAGTAGCCGTAGCCATTGTAGTTACCAGCGAAGTAAGCATCCCGGTAGTGGGTGACAAATTTCCCCAAGCGTTCACCGCCATCAATGGCAAGGTACTGACCAAACAAATCTATGTAGCCGTTGCTTGCCGGGGTCCCGGTTAAGCCGGTGCTGTAGGCAAACAGGTCCATGATTTTACGCCAGCCAATTACCTTGACCATGGTCGTTTCTTCAGTGCGCTTGTCTTTGACTTCACGCTTGCCACCTTTCATACGCATGGACTCAGAATTTTTTAGCTTGGTGACTTCATCATAGACTGCCATTTGAAATGGGATGGGCTTACCCTGCTTGATGTAATAGGTCTGCAAGACTTCCACCAACCAGTTCATATTCTCATAGTTGCACAGGTAGATATCTGCTTCCCGGAACAACTTACGCTTGCGGGTCGCTGGTGTACCACTGAGCACCATGCAGCGAAGATGCTCAGTATGGGTCCACTTCTTTGATTCGCGTTCCCATACGGCATTGATGACACGCTTGGGGCCAAAGATTAAGGTCTTATGTACCAGACCTGCACGCATCCTATCGACGATGGTGGTCAGGGTGATGACAGTTTTGCCAAGGCCAACACCTAACCACAACATTGAATCCGGGTGGATCAGTTGATGGTTGATGGCTGCTTTCTGGTAGTCGTATAACTCTTGTGGTCTAAGCATTTTTCATTTCATCCCGGTTGACCCATGATAAACGTGTGACACTATCTTCACTGAAGGGGTTGAACACCACGAAGCAGGACCCGCGTGTGTTGCCTGATATCTCATCACCTATCTCAATGTGCTTGTCAGGCTTACCCTTCTTACCTTTGACGGTGAAATCTTCAGGTGCGATGAATGATAAGCGACCATTGATGAAGATGATTTCATGCGCTTTGCCAAAGATATATTCCCGGTACGCATCTTCACCATTAGGTGTGGGCAGCAGGAACACAGTAGCAAAACCCAGCAGTGATTCAGCATAGGCTTTTTCTAACCACGGCTTCACGTTTGAATAGGGTGGATTGCACCAGCCGGTATCACCCAGCGTATGCCAGTCTTGCTTCAGGCCATCCATCGCTTCATCAAAATGTAACATGCACTTGCTTGATATGACGTCAGCGGCAAGGTCGATGTTAAATTTATACGTGCCATCAATCCAGTCGAATACATATTGCGGTGTGCGCAGGCGGTCCCGCAATGACAATGGGGTGTTGCTTGATTGCTGCTGACTAGCCATATTATCTTTCCCCATGCTGAAGTTTATCGACATACGCAGCCTTGGTCCTACCTACTGCTCGGCATGAGAAGCACCGTACTGTCGAGTAGTCTGAGGACTCGCCACCATATCGAACGAAGGTGCTGTTATTCCACTTGTACGTTAGGATGAACCAGTTCCGTTTCGTCACCGGCTTCTTCCTTTCTGGACATTTACAATTAAAAGCATTAGCCATTTTTTAATCCTTCAATAAACTTATCGACACCGAGCTTGCCAGCCACCCATGTGACGTTCGCACCGGCTGCACGAAGCCTGCTCATTTCACGCATTTGATGATCTTCAGGTACGTTACCCAGCGTCTTGACTTCAACGAACCAGACGTCACCAAGGATAACTATCTGGTCGGTGACGCCGGGGTGTCCGGGGCTGGTCCACTTGCGAGTGATGCCACCGAGCTTTTCAACTTCAGTAGACAGATATCTTTCAACCGTGTTTTCAGCTTTACCCATTGTCAAATTCCCCGGCTGCAAGTTTGTCTTTTATGGTATCCCAATGCTCATGCAATCCACCGAGCGCATTAGATACATCACTCTCTTCAGCCTCAACATCTTCCCAAATACTATGGTCAATGCAACTGCGAATTTCATCGGTGATTAAATCGGTCATCACATCTAAGTCCAAGGCGTCTAACTCCCAAGAACTGTGACCATGTTCTGCGATGTAATCTTGAGCGCGACTGTCTGTTAATTTAGTCGGGTTAGGTGGTGGATCATACTGGTCAATCTGGTCACGGTTTAATGCGATGCGACGGACTTCAATTTCACCGGGGCCAGCACGACTTAACAACTGAAGTCTGTCAGCATTGTCGCGGGTCATATCAATACCACTTGGGTCATGATCACCAAGGTGAATAAGAACACAGTCCTTACCTTCAGCAATCTTATCTTCAAAGCGTTGACCCGCACGCCATGCTTCCGATGCTGACAGATATCCTTTGCAACTCATGTGCGGTACAAGCCATGGTTCACACGCTTTAGCGATGACGTTACCGAGTGCTTCTTTCTCGACCCACACTTCAACATAGTAGGATTGACGTTCCCACTGGTCAAAGCGTATGTAGTTTGGAAGGTTGGCAATTAAACCGTACTCATCTTCCCGCGTCCAGAACGTGTTGTGTTCCCGGTTGCGATCTTCAATAGCTTCCCATGACACCATGCCTGCAAGTCGTGCCTTGGTGATGAGCGTGCCTAAATTTTTATAACTGCGCTCAGTATTAGGAATGATGTCTCGCGCTACGAACTGGTAGTAAAGCTGACGCAGTGTGAGCGTGAATCCTTTGATGGAATACTCAGCGATTATAGCGTTAGCTGCATCAACAAGGTCCTGACTCTTTTGTGTGGGACTCCAATCTTTATAATGTATTTTCATGTCACCCGGTCCCATACATGATTCAAAATGTAAGACTCATTTTCTGACAGTGGACCAGTCAGGTTTTCCACAAACTTTAATTCCCAATCCGTCAGGTCATGCTTACGGTTGATGCAGTCATCAATCATCACTTCATGTTCTTCGTTCACTTCACTCTCCTCTTAATGGCAACACTAACTTGTTCGCCTTATTGATGTAGTAATCGTAGTTGATACTTAACCCGTTGAGCATTTGGATATCATTGCAGATGGTCACAAGGAAGCCAGCTTCAACGGCACCGCGCCGGGTTGAGTAGACACTTTTGTTCTTGGTGTGAACACGTTCATCCCATACACCCTGTCCTATCTCATCAATTACTTCCTGATAGATAGCGTCAGTCAGACCGTTGGCACGCTTAAACTGCCCTTCAGGTCCCGCTGGCGGCATAATTTTATTCAAAGGTTTACCGTCAGTGGTGACGACATACCGCACAATGTTTGGGACCGGCACATCAAGACCTTCAACCGACAGGGCCAGTGCTGCTGACCGTGGCACCTTGGTGTTGATCATGAAGTCACTGATATCAGAATGGTTACGGATGAAATCTTCAACGTCCTGACCATCGACCAGCGCAGCTTCAGCAGCCTTGGCAATTACCTGACTGGAAAAATTTTGATTCCAGTCGAAGTCATCACCGTAGCAGTACGTGCCTTTGCGCTTGAGTCCACCACCCTCATACTCAGCGATGTAGTTGTTGACGTTCAGGATCATCATGCGTGAGTACAGCACTTCTTCCAGTTCTAATTGAGTGACACCTTCCCACCATCCACACACACTGCGTAGGTGCTCAAGATATCCGCGTGGACACTTGACGGTCATGCCATCGGTGTTGACTTGGATCATGGTCAGGCCGGGTATCTTAATCAGTTGTTCTGCCAGCATACATAGCATCAACTGACCGTTGACCGTCGTCCCCATGGTGTACTTCGTATCATAGAAAGGACTGTACTTTGAATTGCTATCCCCGTACACCGAGTTCAGGGCCAACTTGAGCATCGCGTTCTCAGGTGTACCCTTCTTATATTTGCGACGTTCTTCATACACTTCAGTGTAGATATCACAGAAAATTTCAGGCAGATGTTCAGGCTTCATTCTGGTTTTCATCGGTATGCGCGGGTAGTAACTTGCCACATCAACGTCCACTAATTGATACTCTTCATCACTGGTGACGGTGGTAGCGGTGATGCTGCCATGGATACCACCAAGACCAAAGTCATATTGGAAGCCATCCACTATGCAGTTGATATCTTCAAACACACCCTTAGTTTCAGTGATGCGCTGGGACCTGAACCATGCCACCATGCGTTGAAATTCTGGATGCTCAAGTTGCACGTAGTCGAAGATGACATCACCAAGGTCTACATACTCACGCTTGGTCTGACGGATGACGCGCTTGCCTGATGTCATATCGTAGCAGCATCCCGGCACCGCTTCTTCCAGCTTCATGATGAAGAAGTCCTTGCCTATCTTGCCGTCGTTATGATTGATGAAATTTTTGCCATACTTCTCGGTCAGTTCTTCCCGGAATTTTATGGCGGGTAATGTTTCAAAGTAGAACATTTCAGTGGCGTTGATGTCATACCAATTATAGACAATCAAGACATCCATTTGTGCGTCAGTCAGGATGGTGCCGACTGGAAACGGTAGGTCCTCAACGCGGTCCATACCCATGTTAATTTCTAAAGTTTTCAGGCTGGTGGCCCGACTGACATTATCAAAGTGGTGGATCTTAAACAGGTCCACTTGCTCAACGATGCAGTCATGGTCCCGGATGATATGTCTGAAGCGTTGGTTGTAGTGACCATTGATGATCGACATCGCTTTTTCATATATCTCAGACACCGCTACAGCGATACCTTTTTCCATGATGTAATGCAGGACCGGGTAATCAAAACCGATTGAATTGAAGCCGACGAAGCGACTTTTATAATCACTTATCGCTTCTACGAAATCCATCAACTGCACCACGTCATTGCGTCGCGTGCTGATTTCAAATAGGTATTGCTGACCAGTCTTAGGATTGCGAAAGGCAGCGGTGTAGATGTTGGGGTATGTTTCTTCATCCCATATCCAGTCACGCGGGTCAGCTATATCGGGGTACATGAAGTTCATTTATTTTCCACCACCATTTCAAATCCCAAAGGCAATAAGGCATTAACATCCTTCACGGTCAGGACCTTGTTCTGGTACAGGATTTCAATCAATTCGCTGACACTGATTTGGTCATTGACATGGCTGAGATCGTATTGACGATGTCCGTCATCGGTATAGGTTTGAATATTCATTTTAATCTCCTCTCTTAATAGCAATGGCAGCTAAGACTTTACACAAAAAGGATGCCAATCCCGTCCTAACTACCATTACTATTATTTGTGGACCACCCAATTGCCGCCATCTAAATTTTTAACCATCACAAAAGGCACCTTGCTATTGGTGTCGTGGCCCGTGAGCACTATTTGATTTTCACCATTGCCGGTGTATCTCACTACTTGCCAGTCATCGTTAATGGCAACGTCGAATGAAGTGATTTTCTCCTCAACTAATTCCGCGACCTTGGTCTTGGCTAGTATTGGTAGTGATATCACCCCCAGCAAACCACCTAAAAATGAACGTCTTTTCATGAGTTGTATCCCCCAAGTTGTTCTGCATACCATTCAAAGGCAACGGTAATGAGATTATCAAAAGCAGCGTAGACACCACGCATCACGAACAGCACTGCGTACCATTCAACGATTGCCATTTCTGGATCATCATTCAGATGGATATCAAACAGCATCACAATCACCAGCGGCGTCATGAAAAACATGGCGTAGAACAGTAAAATAAATGCGTGCTTTTGACTAATCATTACCTTCTCCTAGTGGTTATCAGTTTCACCCGGTTGGCTGCTTCAGGCATACCGTACCGCGTGATGTATAAGTACATGGTGGAAACTCCAACATTGAGAATGATGGACAAATCTAACGTGTCCACACTCTCGCCGTTGTAGTCATACAGGACCGTGTTGGTCATTACGCGAAGCTAGGGGCCATCATCATGCCGTTGGTCACTAGCGTTTCATCGGTCCAACCTGCTGCAATCATTGCATCATACGTTGCGCCTTGTGCCGCTGCTGTCATGATACGAGCAGGTGCCACAGGTGCAGCTACAGGTGCAGCCACAGGTGGTGGTGCCATCGCTGGTGCCATTGCCACAGGTGCCGCAACAACTGGTGCAGCTACTACAGGTGCCGCTGCTACCATGGGTGGTGCACCGGGTGTTGCCATGCCTGCAACGGCTGGTGCTGCTGTACCACCGGGTAGGCCAGTCAACATTTGGTCCACACTTGGACGTGATGATAATAGCTCAATCGGGATAGGACCTTTTTCACCTGTTGCCATGGTGACATTCAGGTAAGTCTTAACACCTTGTTGTGGTGCAGTATAAGCAAGGGTATTACCCACCACCCATACAACATCACCGGGTTGGATACCAGCAGGATCAAGCAACGGCTGACGTTGGATATCCACTACAGGCGGCTGACCTTGAGCTTCAGCTTGGCGTAGTGTCAATGCCATGTAACCAGCAAGTGCCACGTTGGTAGGGTCAGTCACCGCTAAGTCGTTCCAGCAAGTACGCGCACCGGCTGGCAAGCCTGTCGGATAGCGTTCAGCAATGGCTGCGTTAATAGCATTAGTCACTGCTGTCACTTGTGCAACGTCAGTCTTGTCCACCAAAATCTGAATACTGTAGCTGCGTTCTGTCGCACCTTGAGCAGCAGATGGTGTGAAGATGTGCGGATATCTGACGATACCTTTTAGTTTAATTTCCATAATATTTCCTATAATTAAGTTAAGAATTGTCGATGTCTAATTCGACTTCTTCAGCAGTTGTACCACAGTCACCACAGTATTTTTCAAACTCGGTCCAGTGTTCTGCTAAGAAATCTTTGATTACAATTTTAGACGTTTCATTCATCATATTTTCCTTACATAAATGAGATAGGTGCGTCAGCAGCAGGTGCTTCAGCGGGTTGATTTTCTAATGCTTTCTGATTTGCAGCTAATGCTTCAGACGCATCAATGGCTGCAACTCCCGATGCTATAGCAGCAAGATCGGGACCTTCAGTACCCTGCAACATTTGTTCAGCACTCGGTTGTTCTGGTATATAGACCGCTTTCAACGTGTCCTTGCCAGCAACGGTAGTGATTAACTTTTGCATGTTCTTTTTCTGAACTTCAGTTAATTTATCCAACTTCTCAGCACCAGATGGTGACAACAAAGTGGCTGGGTAGTAGTCCGATTGAGTCAGCTTCATGGCCTTGAACTTCTTAACCATGACTTTCTCTTCTTCATTCCACACGCGGGTTGCTTTACCCGGTGCTAACGTGAAGCCGGGTACATCATGGCCCGTGGAAATTCGACGCACTGCTTCAGCGCGTGCATCTTTAAAGGCGTCTTTATATGCTTTCTCGACGGACAAAATTTTAGCAAGGTCTACCGGGACCATCGACGGCAAGTGATTCATCACCTGTTCGATAATTCCCATGTGACCGATAATAGAATCAGTCATGTCATTCTCCTCAATTATTTGATTCTTACGAGCACTGCAATTTTTCTTATGTGAACAAAACTCATTGCAATGCTTTCCGGGGGTTAATGGCGCGTCAGGTGCGTCAGTTAATATGGCGGCTGCTGCTAATTTATCTGCTTCAGCTTGCAGGTCCACTATATTGATTAACTGGCTGCGCTGGGGCGTCTTGGTCTTGGGTTGAAAAATAGTCATCATGCCGGTGTAGCAGGTAATCAGACCAAAGGTTTTGCCATGGAGATACGATATCAACTGCGTGTTGAATTTCTCACTGACATAGCGACGACCATCTTTATAGTCAATCACTTCAACGAAGATGATGTCATCCTTAGAATCCTTGACAACGATGGTGATGTCACACGTTCCCCACCAGTCATCACGACCATAGGCTTCACCGGGATTAGATATCGTTTCAGCGGTAACTGTAACGGTACACGGATCATCTTCTTTATCGTACTGCATCCCAAGTTCATAGATGCGTTGCTCAACATAATCCAAACATGATTGAACACGATCAACACGGTCCTGTTGAATGAACCATCCCATAGGATTCTCTTCATCATCAACACCTATGGTTTGGCCCAAGTATGCTTCAGCACGAACGCCATGGATCAGACACGCTTCAAGCAGCAAGTGGGAACCTGTACCATCAATCGCCGCTGGACTTGTAGTATCCGGGTAGGCCGCTTCTTCACGGATGCTGCCCGGACATTTAGGCCAGCGTTTATTTGATGGTCCTAGCCTTGCGTGGGCCATTACAATGCAGCCATTCTTTCATTGAAAGTAGCAAATTGTGCTTGCGGTAACGCTGCAAAACCATTGACACCAAACTCAGTCAGCAAGTTGCGCACTGCTGCACCGCTATCACCTAACCGGGTTGCGGCTGCTATGGCTGCTGCGTTCAAAGTCTCAGCCGTGATGGTCGTGGCTGCTGGTGGTGTTGGTGCTACGGCTGCTGCTGCTACGGGTGCTGCTGCTGCAACTGCTGGTGCTGGCACGCTGGTCAACACGGGTGCCGCTGCAACTGGTGCCGCTGCTGCTACCACTGGTGTTTCAACCTGACCGACTGTTTCAACAGACAGACCTGCTACCAACGCTGTTAATAAGGCCACCATTTGTTCATTAGTGGCTGCGATTTTTTCTAAATTTTGTTCAATTGACATCGTATAATTCTCCAGATGTTTTCATAGTTTTAAGTTGTTCAGCAGTCGGGGTAATTTTCAATCTACCTTCGCTGGCGGCAACCATCATTTCACGGAATAGGTCATTGTGATCCTTCCCGTAAATCTCTTTGGACTTCTCCTTGAAAGTTTCAAGTTCGTCCTCATCCACACGTATGTGAAATCGCATACTTCCCATGGCTATCTACCTCCTATAAGTGGGAATGACAGTGTACCCTATCTGTCGGACACTGTGTTACTTAATTGTGACACTGTCACTCTACTTTTGAGTATCACTTCCAAACACTTCATCCTTATGGGTCAAGTGGTAAATCCTTGCAGCAAGGAATATCGCCATGGTTATGAACATCAACGTGCCACCAGCGAAAGCCCACCAATCAGATTCAAGCCAGTTCAAGTACATGATCCGCATCCCCAATACCGCTAATATCGCTAAGATTGGCACGTCGTCATGGGCCATTTTTATACCTGATTCTCTTTCAGTCATTTTATTCTCCAATCTCTACTTTTGAACAGGGTGGATTGGGGGATTGCCCATACTTAATGCAGCACGTGTTTCATAAAGCAATGTTTCCACCTTATCAAGTCGCTCGTTCATCACTTCAAGCTCATCCATCAAGGTTGCTACCTTTTTAGATGGCTGCTTGCCAGTGCTAGGACGACGCCATTTCAGTAGTTTATATTTCTTAGCATTGAGCATGGATGATTCGCTGATTGGGACCCCAACCTTTTCACTCAAGGTCTTACAGATATCTTCATTAGGTACACCGTTAAGAGCACCGTCAGCAGCCATCAATACCAACTCGTCACAGACCTGACAATACTGGTTGTTTGTAATACGAAGTCGTATAATTTTATCCATGATATTCTCCAATTTATAGTAAATAAGTTTTCACATCACCGTAGCTAAATAGCGTGATGATGTACTTGTGGTTGTTCTTGTAAACTTTATAGTGCTGCTTGGTGCTATCCCATACGGCATAGCAAGTACGGCCCCGGTGCATCATAATTAGTCATCCTTGTTTAACGTGCAGCGGTCATAACACACACCTGTTCCAGATAAAAAATACACCGCACCAGTTAAATCAACCTTGACTGCTGCCAATAGATGCTTTCTGAAAATACCGTTGCCTAGATAACACCGCTTGCCGATAGCCGGTGAAAATAAATAGGTTAAAAATTCATTGTTCATTTCTCACTTTCCCTTAGTAAGTTTTTAACAACTTCAGTGTAGTCAGTGCCTTTGTAGTTGATAAATTTGATCTGGTTATAACCGTTAAATGTAATGGTCCAATCTGAATCAACACCTTCACCGAAAATCTCTTCAGACATATCACGAATAAATTGTTTGACCATGTTTACCTTCACGTCACTTACCGTTCTATGTTTAAAGTTTGCTGAAATGAAACATTCCAACGGGTTGAATTTTAGAGTTCTAGTTATTGTGTATTTCATTACTCACCACCTTTGAACACGTTTTCAAGGTGCTCAATTAAATACTTAGCATAGCCAACGACTAGCTCAACATCGTCAAACATGAATGTTTCATCACCACGCTCGACGCACTTTTTATACTCAACTTTCAACCGGGCCAATACAGCCGGGGTGAACTCAAGTGAAGATTGATTTGCCATTATTTATACCTCAGTAATTTTGACGTTTTGTGATACCAGACCGTAGCTGTCTTTCAGCTTCATGCCAGTCTCACGACTGATGACCTGACACGCAGTGCCGTAGCCACCTACCCAGCCACCTGTATCAGCTTTTTTACAACCGATATATGAAGGTACGTTCTTCTTGACGCTGTATACCTCAACGGTCACAACACGGTGTCCGTAACGGTTGGGCTTGCCATACTTTTCAGTGAATATAAAGTGTCTCATTTCAATCTCCTATTAAAACCAGCGACCTTCACAGATTGGGCCAATACCAGCCGCAATACTTTTTGGGTCAGTTAATAATCTACCGCAACACATACACGTGCCGGTGTCTCTACCGTATTCTTTTGCAGCTTCCAGTGGACTTGCAGCCAACTTGTCTAACGTGGCTTGTAGGTCCTCAGACGCGGTGCGCAATTTACGCAGTTCACCGTCAGCAGTAATTTTGCCTGCGTACTCGCCATGGTCCTTAATATAAAGGCAACCAACATTTTTACCTGTAGGCGGTGCGATGGATATCACAAGTGAACCGATATGCAGGCGGGGTTTTTTCAAACCACTCTCACGTGCAGTATCAAATAAGGCATTGATTTTTGTTAAGTCGATGATCGGTGCAGACTTCTTAACTTCAGCTTGCTTGGCGATGTGCTTGGTGTGCATTTTCTCAGCAGCAGCCAACTGGTTGTCAGTCAACGAACCATAATCAGATACACTGCGAAGCAATGACTCAGCAAACCCATTCCAACTGCACACTTTCTTCAGAAAAATATGCAACTCTTCGTGGGCCTCAATCCATACAGCAGCTTTAGCTTCCAACTCAGACTGCTTTTTAACAGCAGCAGTGGCCTTGCGACCATCACGTGAGAGTTTAGCTTTGGCCCGGTCAGCAGCACTGGTCTTGAAATAGCCGCGACCATTACACACGAAGCAGTTAGCTTTGGGTTGGTGGATACGAACGCCACCATAGATGCCAGTACCGCCACACTTAGTGCAGGGATACTTGACACCGTCTTTACAAATAGCTTTGGTGCTGGCAATCAACTGACCTTCCCAATCACCTTCTAAATCGTCGAACCCATTGAATGTATCGTCACTCATATCAAGTCTCCTTAAAATTTACGTTTAGGGATTTTCATAACGATTTCTGACACCTTCATTTCGCTGGCAGTATCAACAAGCTCACCACACGACTCTTCAAACTCTTGCATGGTATCGGCACCGCGAAAAACAAACTCCAAATTAATCTCGTCAGCATTAGGGTATGCAGTTCTGATGTAATCAATATGAGAGGCAAGGTTTGCTTTAGTCAGCGGTGACACTTCATGGTCAATGCCATCATTCAAGCGCGTGTTTTTGCGGTCATATATATAAAGCAATGCTTCACAGCGAATGAAGGGGTAAACCTTCTTAGCTTCAGCGTAACCTTCTTTGCGAAGTTCTTTCAGTTGTTGAAGTAATGTCATTTCAATCTCCGGGGTGGTGGTTTAATTAACTTAATGACACTATGCGCCTCCTGTCCGACACTGTCAACTTTATCCGTTATTTACTTTAACGCTGTCGGACAGTTGACACACTTCTATAGCGGTAGTAGGGTTGTTGCTTGCTTTGGCTAGGTGATGAATAGCTGTCATCACTGAACGCTTCTTTCCGGGGAAGCTGCCACGGCCCCACTTACCGGGTGATATCGACGGAGGATATTATTAAAATGCATCCAATAATAAGAATTAATAACGACGAATTTCTACGCGGGATTTTCCGCGAAAATTATCTAACCACCCATGTCAACAGCTTTGCTTTTGATCCAAATAATATTCCCAATGACATGCGTGGTATTGCATGGGCTGGTGGCTATTATGAGAACACGCCGCTACGACCGGGAGAGAATCAATTTTTCTGCGTATCGCAGTTCATGATTGACTTCACCACGGGTCGAGCAGTCAGGCGTAAGGCCAACTTCCTTGCTACCTATCTAATCGTCGCTGATGACGTGGAAGAGAAGCTACCACTTGAGCAGGTCCAACGCTTGCCCAAGCCGAGCTACATACTCAGGACATCCAACTACTCATATCAATGGGGCTGGATTCTGGAAGTCCCGGAAACGAACATGGACCGGGTCAACAACTTACTGGACCAACTGATTGCGAATGGTTTAGCACCTGACGGTACAGATCCGGGCATGAAAGGTGTCACCCGGTTGATACGCACACCTGATGGCTTCAACACCAAGGTCAAACGAATTGAAGAGAACGGTGGCGCGGCGCCACAGTGTGAAGTCACGCAGTGGAACCCGGAACTACGCTACACCATGGAACAGTTAGCCGAGCCCTTCAATGTTGAGCTCGACGCACCACGGTCTGACGGTCGAGTTGACGGTGCAGCCGATGTGCCTGACCACCCGGTGCTGCAACATCTAGCTATCAAATCCACCTTGAGTGCAGGCCGATACGACATCACCTGTCCATGGGTCGATACGCATACTGATAAAGACGACAGCGGTTCAGCCGTATTCACTAATGAAGATGGGACCGTTGGCTTCCAATGTCACCATGGTCACTGCCAAGAAAAGACAGCGGGTGACGTGCTCAACTTCCTGAACGTGACGGTCCCCGGCTTCTCGACGGTGTATTCAAACTGGAAGATGAACCGGGCTTTAGACACGTTGCCTGATATCCCAACGGCACCGCCATCAATGCAAGTACCGATACTCAGCTTCATGGGGGTGGCCCCGGTAAAGGAGGATGATAGCGGCATGGACGCGGCGATAGTAAAGCTGTCTCACATGGTCCCCGGTGATGAGCAGCGGGTATTCGCTGAAACATTACTGCACACCATCAATGGTCTGAGCAATGAAATGTTGAAGATCACTTACAATGAAGATGTGCGACTCTCAATGGACTGGACCAAGTCTGAACTGACTAAAATTATCAAGGCCCTGCATCGCAGTCACGCGGTAGCGCATGGGGCCAACGATACAATGTGGCTACTCGACAACATCGTGCTGATGACTGAAGGTGCGGGTGGCTTCTATAATATCCATCGCAACGTATTCCAGTCCGCGTTCTCACTCACTGCAACCTACGGTCACATGGTGCTAGGTGATGAGACACCCGCCAGCGTGATAGCCAACAATCCCAACAAGCGAACAGCGGACCGTATAGGGTGGCACCCGACAGCGGAACAGACCTTCGACTACGATGGTCGGACCTACCTGAATACCTACTCACCACCACGCATGATACCAATCCCCGGTGACGTCAGTCAGTGGCTACAACTCATGGACTTCCTATATAAAGAGCACGCACATCTACTCATTCAACACATGGCATTTACTTTGCAACGGCCCGACGTGAAAATTCGCTGGCAACCGTTGATTGGTGGTATCCCACGTAGCGGCAAGACAATGAGCATTAAACCATTGATAAAGATATTAGCCGGTAGTGCAGCCATGGTCAGTAATGATGACTTTGAAGCAGGATGGGGTGATGTCTTTAGTGAGAAGAAAGCGATTGCCTTTGAAGAAGTATGGCAACCAGATAAGCGGCAGTTCAACAGGCTTAAAACGAAGTTGGCTAATGATGACATTGAAACGCTGAACATTAAGGGCCAAGGCTTGAAAACGCAGCGCAATCTATACAGTATCTATATGTTCACCAACCATCTTGATGCGCTTCAGTTTGATGATAATGAAGATAAGCTGCTGGTCATACGGTGCAATGAGCGCATGAGTGTGGAGTTCTACCGTGAGCTTGGCAACAAGATAGACTTTGATGCGAATTACATTGCCCACATCTATCATTACCTGCTGAATGTGGATCTCAGTACCTTTGATCATGGACGTTTGCCAGTGCGTACACAGGCCATGTATGACATGGTAAAAGAGAGTCGTCCTGAGTATGAAACTTTAGCACTGGAATGGCTTGAAGATGAAGTGTTTAATCCAGCCTGTTTTCGCATGGCAGATATGATGTCAAAACTACGAGATTGTACGACAGTCAGAAGCATGAAAAAGGTGGGGCAAATGTTGCATCGGGAAGGTTATATTTCTCATAAGGCCCAAAGAAAGGGCCATCCGGTAGTCAGGTTCTGGTCAAATGATGCTGCCTGCATTGATATGAAGCCGGTTGATTTGCACACTTACTACCACAAGATGCTCACAGCATCAATCCCATAAGCGTTAATGCTACTCTCAACACCAGTCGTGCTGGGAGTAGTAATGCTGTGAGCGTTGATACCCACTTCAGTGACTACTTTTGCTATCTGACTACCTTTACTGACTACCTAAAAACTCTAATGAAAACAATAGTATATATATACTTTTAATAAAGGTAGTCAGGTAGTCACTACTACTAATACTTATACTTAACACTGTTATAAACGTTAATGTAAATTCTCAACGATTTACGTTTTCATCCTCTTACGGTATTAGTAGTCACAAACTACTGACTACCGACTACCTTTGATTTGTTGACACTGTCGGACACTGTCTGCTAGTATCTTGGATGGGGCAATGTTGCCCGGTGTAAATGGAGTTTGAAACATGAGTAAATTCGACCATAAGAAAGTGCCTGAAGGAATGTTCTTTTGCCAAGGGTGTAGACAGCAACGACCTGTCGGTGATCGCACTGGTAAATACGGTAAGTCATGCAGCAAGTGCAACGGTGAATCATCATGAGATTATCCATCGGTTTAGCAGTGGTTTTTCTTACCGGGATGTTTTTCAGCATCATGGCGTGGTATTTGGATTTGCCCACGGTTGGACTTAATGACCGGCACGAATGTCAATGGGTGGAAGAAGCACCTGCGTTTGAACGACGTGACTGCCCAAAGGAATTACCAGACAGCTATCATCCAGTGTATGTGCACTATGATGACAGCAAAGGGGAATAATCATGCAAGACTTACTGCACGCTATCTTGGAAGAATTGAAGCGGAACAATGAATTATTACAGCAGATGCTTGAGCAGCGGGATAAGGACCTTGACCTAGCTGATGAGCTTGAACGGGAGTTGAAGCGTGATTGACATTTTGTTGGAGATAGCGACTGAGCGTAAATATGCCAAGGCCAGTATGGTAGCGGCACCACGTTGTTCGTCTTATGACGATGAGTGTGTGGACGTTACATCACCATCAAAATGCTGGATTGGTGATAACAAGACAGGACCGGCTGATGGCTACTGTCCATTGATGGGGCGAAGCAATGACTGAATCACCGTGTTGTGAGGCACCGTTTGTATCGTTCAGATCGTTGAACATGAAGATGTGCGCTGACTGTTTACAAGAATTTCCATGGGACCTGAAGAAAGGTCAGAACCCATTGCTTACAGGCAGCAGAGATAATTCAAAATTTGGAGAACATAATGACTAGATGGACAATTAGTAATGGCGATAGACCAGTCAGTGACCACACGTTGATTAAAGTGGAATTTGATAATGGGACCTTCAAGACTGACGAGTGCTACAAATTTGAGTGGCGTAAAATCATGCCGTCAGGTGGCAACATAGCGCGGTGGCAATTAGCTAAAGAGGAAGTCATTGACAGCGGCGTCCTACACACTGTTGGGATTGTTGGTAAGCATCAATGGAATAAGGCGAAAGGTGTACCACCTAACGCGCACCACCTGCGAGTTGATGTAGAGTTTGAAGATGGTCACACCATAGAAAACACCCATATTTCAGATGTCAACTGGTACAAGGAAAGTTTGAACGCAGTGGTCAAGTGGCGATATTGTCAGACACCACCCAAGCACACTGTTGAGTTTGAAGAAGAAGCGGCTAGTGTGAGTGAAGATACATGGGAGTCCTTAATCGTGCCTATACTGACCCAAGTCGGTAAACAGGACCGTTACATGATTGGTGATGATAAAGACAAGATTGATATGTGGGCTGAACAACATCCCCATGATATCTTCAGGAAAATCATGTTTGCCATGATTGACAAGTATGAGTGCAGGCTGGGTAGAAAGGATGACATAGTCAATGAGACTGCTAAAATGCTAGACTACATGAACCGCTGGCACAATTATGAATTGATATGGGCGAAAGAAGATGCTGAACAGCAGACAACGACGACGGCTTGAAGCCGAGTTGCACAATGCCAACATTGAGGCTGACAAGAAGCAGCGTTCAAAGTGGGCCATACGTGCACTTCGTGAAGAGTTTAACAAAGGACGAGAAGGGACGATATGAGTGACTTAGACTTCATGGGTACTGTTGATGAACTGCTATTGCCGATGGTGGGCAAGCAGGCCCCATTTGTCGAAGAATATCTTATTGACTTCAACGGAACACGTGCTGCAATCGCCGCTGGATACAGTGAAAAGACTGCAACATCAATGGCTTCGGAGAACCTTAGAAAACCACACATCATTGCTGCGATAACGGCTAAGTTGGAAGAATCAGCCATACGCAATGAAGTAACGATTGACAGCTTGACGAAGGATTTGCGTAGTGCTGTGAGGATTGGGAAGCAGGAAGGTCAGGCGTCAGGCGTCACTGGTGCGGTGATGGCGATGGCTAAGATCCATGGTTTTGCCAACGACAAATCGACAATCATCCATAAAGGCGATGTGAATCTGCACCACACAATAGAATTTGTGACGCCTAGTGGCCCACCTACAAATACCGAGTAAGCTGAAGCCCCTGTTCGCCGCCATACGCTACAAAATCATGTATGGGGGCCGAGGGGGTGGTAAGTCTCATTCAGTGGCCCAAGCACTGCTTATAACCGGCACAACCAAGCCAATGCGTATACTTTGTGCACGTGAAGTTCAGAAGTCCATCAAGCAATCGGTCCACCAGCTACTATGTGATTACATCGTCAAGCTGGAACTGACCAACTTTTATGAAATCTTAGACAATGAAATACGTGGGGCCAACGGCACAACCTTCAACTTTGCTGGCCTTGCAGGTAGCACTGTAGACAGTATCAAGTCGTTTGAAGGTGCTGATGTCTGCTGGGTGGAAGAAGGTCAGACTGTCACCAAGCGAAGCTGGGACGTCCTGATACCCACCATTCGCGCACCGGGCAGTGAAATATGGGTGACGTTCAATCCCCACACTGACCTTGATAACACTTACGTTCGCTTCGTGCTGCAACCACCACCAGACAGCGTGGTGATTAAGATCAACTACCCGGATAACCCATGGTTCAGTGCAGAGCTTGAAGCGGAACGGCTGCACTGTTTAGCGACAGATCCAGACAACTACGCTAATATTTGGGAAGGTGAATGTCTGAGTGCCAGCGAAATGCAATTTATAACTACTGATTCAGTCCGTGAGTCCATGTCACGTCAAGCACGTTATCTTGGTGATGATCCACTGATTTGCGGTATCGACTTGGCCCGTGGTGGTAATGATGACTGCTTCATCACCTTCAGACGCGGTAAGGATGCACGCAGCGAGAAAATCTACAAGATACCCGGCAAGAAATCACGTGACTCAATGGTAGTCGTATCGTTGGTGACTAAAATATTGCAGGACCACCAGCCTGACCAAGTCAATGTAGATGAAGGAAGCATGGGTGGTCCTATCGTTGATAGATTGAACCAGCTTGGTTGGAACGTCATGGGTGTCAGCTTTGGCAGTCGAGCTACCGATGACAAGCATTACAGCAACAAGGTCGCTGAAATGTGGGATAGGATGCGCGTATGGATTGTCAACGGTGGTGCATTGCCTAACAATCCACGCTTGCTGACAGAATTAACATGCCGTGAGTTCAGCCACGATAATAAAGACAGACTGGTACTTGAGAGCAAGAAAGCGATGAAGTCAGGTCCAGATCCTAAGCCATCACCTGATTGGGCTGACTCAATCTGTCTGACGTTTGCCATTGATGTAGCACCGATTGAGCGTAAGGACCGTGATGATATTCATGGTATGCGTTTGCGCAGCACGCATGACGTTGACCCACTGGACGCAATGACCTTCAATTAACGCTGTCCGACACTGTCCGACAAAATCCCCAATTAAAACAATAAGTTGGACAAGCCAAAACAATAAGTTATACTCCGTAAAACTATACAGGAGTGTGACCTATGTGCGGCGGCGGACCTTCAACACCTAAACCACCAGCTATAGCACCCGTACTACCTGAAGCACCACAAGCGTCAGGTCGGGTTGAAGTAACCAAGAACAGTGATGATGACAGACGTCGTCGTTCTGGACATGCAGGCACCATCCTTACCGGGCCACGTGGTCTGACAAGTGACACCGGGGCTTCTCAATCTAAATCATTGTTGGGTGCATAGACATGGCTAGTGGCGTACCTGCTGGCGGCAGATTGGTCAGTTCAAATTATGGACAGCCGTTTGCTCACATGAGGCAACCAGCCGGTGATAAAGACTCCGACTTCAAGAAATTCAAGACACCGACATCCAACAACAGCGGCAAGACGTTCTGGCGTCGTAAAGGTCCGGGTGATGATGGTCATGATGACGTGTATCAATACAAGCGGTCCATCATTACCAGACCAGTGATGAGTAATAATCGTGGCCCGTTTGGAATGTTCCCACAGCAAGCAAGAGATACAGGACCGTTTAACACCGGCACTGGTCAACTGCTGTACTCACAAAGCATTAACTACAAAGAAGCAGGTCGTTTAGCCGGGTCCAGCAAGAACGGTGACAGGCAACCTGAAAAAGCCAAGCGTGCGAATGATCCACGGCTAGGCGGCAGCAGTACCAAACAGAACAAATCTAATCGTCGAAGCAGCACGATCTTAACGGGACCACGCGGCAAGCTAGGCGGGTCAACTACCACTAAATCACTATTGGGTGCATAAGATGGCACGCGAAAAGAAGTCATACGACAAACGATTGGGAACCCTACGTGCAGAGCGTTCAGGGTTCATCGACTATTGGCGTGAGTTATCTGATATTCACCTTGCCCACCGGGGACGTTTCTTAACGTCTGACCGCAACAAGGGCCATAAACGTAACACCAAACAATACAACAACACTTCACGTCTAGCAGTCAGAACGATTGCGTCAGGCATGATGGCAGGTATCACATCACCAGCACGACCATGGTTCAGATTGCGGACCAGTGATCCAGTGCTCAATGAGAGTGGCGCGGTGAAGGAATGGTTGCACGATGTTGAAGGAATGATGCGTGAAGTATTCAACTCATCCAACCTATACAACTCATTGCACGTGACCTACGCTGAACTGGCTGTGTTTGGTACTGCCAGCATGGGTGTATTCAGTGACTATGAGAATGTGATTTGGTGCAAACCTTACACCGTGGGCAGCTATTCGCTGGGCATGAACGGTAAGAATATTGTTGACACTCAATACCGGGAATATGAATTGACCGTGGCCCAAATGGTTGATGAGTTTGGCCTTGAGTATTGCAGCAACCAAGTCAAGAACCATTGGAAGAAAGGCAGCACTGAAACATGGATCAAAGTGGTCCACGTCATTGAACCTAATGATGACCGGGATGCACTGAATCCCATGGCAAAACATAAGCGGTATCGCAGCGTCTACTATGAAGCAGCGCATACCATTGAGGACCAACATCAATTCTTGCGTGAGTCAGGCTTTGATGAGTTCCCAATACTGACACCACGCTGGGATGTAACGGGTGAAGATATCTATGGCACTGACTGTCCGGGGATGGTCGCGCTGGGTGATACCAAGACCTTACAACTGCAAGAGCGTCGTAAGTACCAAGCGATAGATAAAGTGGTTAATCCACCTGTTCAAGCACCATCATCACTACGCAACAAGATATCAGGCGGTAACTTGGTATCGGGTGAAATAGTGTTTGTGGATGACACGGCGAACGGTGGTGTTAAATCATTGTATGACTATCGACCAGACTTAGCTGCGATGCAGGCGTCTATCGACATTAACGAAGAGAGGATCAAGCGTTCGTTCTATGAAGATTTGTTCTTGATGCTGTCAAACAGTGACCGTCGTCAAATCACCGCACGTGAGATATCAGAGCGTCATGAAGAGAAGCTATTGATGCTCGGTCCTGTATTGGAACGTCTGCACACTGAGCTACTAGATCCACTCATCGACAGAACATTTAACATCATGCAGCAAGCAGGAATACTGCCTGATCCACCTGAAGAATTGAAAGACAGTGTCATCAACGTCGAATATGTATCGGTACTGGCCCAAGCTCAAATGATGGTCGGCATTGGTGCCTTGGAACGTACTGCACAGTTTGCTGGCAGCTTGGTCGAAATTTGGCCTGAAGCACGTCATAAGTTTGATGCACTGCAAGCGATGGATGATTATTCAGAAGCCATGGGTGTCAGTCCTCACGTTGTCCGTAGTGATGATGAAGTGGCAGGCATTATGGATGCCGAGAAAGCAGCGGCCCAAGAACAGAAACAAGCAGAACAAGCAGCTATGGCAACTGACATGGCAGGCCAAGCCGCCAGCATGGATACCAGCGGTCAGAACGTATTGACTGATGTCATGCGTATGGCAGGGATACAACCAGAATGAGTGCGACTAAACAACAAAAAGCAAGAATGAGAGAGTTGGACGACGTGAAGATAGTTATGTCAACGGAAAATGGCAGACGATTTCTTTGGCGTCACTTGGTGGAATCGGGCATCTATGTATGCAGCTACACACCGGGGCAGCAGAGCGACCACACTGCGTTCAGAGAAGGTCAGCGAAATTCAGGGTTAAGGTTAATGGAAGAACTGCAACAGGCTTCACCTGAGTTATTCCTAACAATGATGGAGGAGAACCGCAATGAAATTGTGGAACGAGTTACTAACTAGATTACTGGACGAAGCAACTGACGGTGCCGATGGCGCGACTGATGGTGCTGCGTCTGAAACGAACACAGATGTAGATGACGCGGCGGCTGATTCTGCGGGAAGTGAGTCTGATACTGATGGTGATGCAGCTAATGCTGACCCGGATGATAAAGGCGATGCTGACGATGGTAGCGATACTGATGGTGCACCAGAAAACTATGCCGACTTTGAACTGATTGATGGTCAAGAAATGGACACTGCAATGCTTGAAGCGTTCAGTCCTGAATTTAAGAAATTAGGACTAACTCAAGAGCAAGCGCAAGGTCTAGTGACTATTCAGGCGGGGATGGTTCAGGCTGGTCAACAGGCACAAATTGATGCTTTTTCGCAGCAGAATGAGGAATGGGCTACAGCAGCCAAGACTGACAAAGAGTACGGCGGGGACAAGTTTGATGAGTCCGTTAGCTTTGCTCAAAAAGCAGTTGAGACTTTTGGAACTCCTGAACTCAAAGAAGCATTGGATAGTACCGGGTTGGGCAACCATCCTGAACTTATCCGTTTGATGAATCGCGTGGGTCGTGCGCTGGGTGAGGATGTGCCGGGAGGTGGCAGCAACCTTACTTCAGAGAAGGACCAAGCGAGTCTTATGTATCCAACTACTTAACTAGAAAAAAGGGGCCTTATCATGGCAACACTAGGTAACAACTTTTTTGACCTGATTGACTTATACAAGTCTAAAGATCCAGACGGTCAAATCGCAGTAGTCATCGAGATTTTGATGGAAATGAATCCGATCTTAGATGACGCAATCGCCGTGGAATGTAATAGTGGCACGAAGCACTTACATACCGTTCGTACAGGCTTACCACAGATTTCATGGGGTAAGTTGTATAAAGGTATTCCACAAGGTAAATCAACTAAAGCACAAGTTGAAGATACAACTGGTTTCGCTGAAGGTCTTAGCACCATCGACGAACGCTTGTTGAAAATCTCAACGAACGAAGGTGCGGTCCGCTTAAGTGAAGCTAAAGCGTATCTGGAAGCAATGAGTCAAGAAGTAGCAAGCAAAATCTTCTACGGTAACTCAGCCAGTGCACCTGAAGAGTTCATGGGCTTGTCTCCACGCTACAACGATATGAGTGCTCAGAACGGCAATCAAATCATTGATGGTGGTGGTGCTGGTGCAGACAACACTTCAATTTGGTTCGTGTCATGGGGTGATAACCAGACTCAACTGTTATACCCGCAAGGTACGCAGGCTGGTGTTCAACGTGAAGATAAAGGTTCACAACGCTTGCTGGATGGTGATGGCAATGCTTACTACGGTAAGGAAGAACTGTTCACATGGCATGTCGGTCTTGCGGTTAAAGATTGGCGTTACAACGCTCGTATTGCGAACATTGATATCAGCGAAGTTGAAGCCGGTACAGTGGACCTTTACGGCTTAATGCGTAAAGCCTACTGGAAACTTCAATCACGTCGCATTGCAGGTGGTAGTCAAGCTATCTACTGTAACCGTGACATCCTTGAAGGTCTTGATGCTTTGGCTACTAATGCCGGTGCAAGTGACTCGTTCATTCGTCTGAAGTCTACGGAAATTGAAGGTAAGGAAGTATTAACTTACCGTACCATTCCGTTGCGTGAAACGGATGCCCTTCTTAACACTGAAGGTTTAGTAACTTAATCGCTGACTAGGAGAAATTGAAATGATTTTATCAGCACAACAACTGTTCTCAGACCAACAAGCGATTACAGGTAATGCAGACTCTACCAACGTAATCGACACGGGCGTTCGTGGCACACCTTACGGTGCTGCTGCTGCCTTAGTTGGTGACTTAGGTCCCGGTAACAAGATCCCATTATTGGTTCAAGTTACTGAGGACTTCAACACTCTAACGTCGTTGACTATCAAAGTGTCAACGGGTGCAACTACTGCGCTGGGTACTGAAATCTTGTCACAAACAATTCTGCTTGCAGACTTGGTGGCAGGTAAACAGACCAGCTTTGATGTCGTACCTAACGATGTGACAGAGCGTTACTTGGGCATGGAGTATGTCGTCAATGGCACTAACCCTACAACGGGTAAAGTGACAGCCGGTATCTCAATGGGTAATCAAACCAACGTCCACGGCGTATAACCGTCACGACGTTTAACTTAGTAAGTGGGGCTGTTATGCAGTCCCACTTCTTTTAACTAAAGGAAATTGAAATGCCTACATATAAAACGTCAGAAAAGTGTTACATCGGTGATGTCGTGCGCGAAGCTGGCACTACCTTCACCCTTGAAAAAGCGTTGCCTAAAGTGCCAAAGTATTTGAAGCAGATGGACCTTACACCGGGCCAAAAAGCAGCAGCTACCAAAGCAGCTAATAAAGCAGCAGCAGAAGCGCAGGCGTCACAAGATGCCATGGATGCAGCTTCACCCACGTCGGCTGATGATGCAGAAGCTACCGATGATGAATCAAAATTGGATTTCACCGGCACAACCGGCACCACTGATGAACCGACAACTCTATAAGGTTTAAGCCATGACTAGTCAGGTTGAAATATGTAACATCGCACTGTCAAACATTCGTGCCAAGAGTATTAACAATATCAACGAAGCGAGTGTTAATGCGCAGTATTGCAAGTTGAAGTACGATTTAGTATTAGACTTCATGCTGCGTTCAAGTCCATGGAACTTCGCTAAAAAGCAGACGGCGTTGGCCTTGCTTGAAAGTGAACTGTTTGGGTGGATTTACGCCTATCAGTATCCAACAGATTGTCTACGCATAAACCGATTGATGAGTGCGGTAGACCAACTGGCCTTGAGTGATGACGGCTACGCATTTCGACCTGACTATTATTCTCATGATCCACTGCTTGACCATGCCAACCATCGGGTTGCCGTCAAGTATGAAGTGCTGACTTTCAGCAACAATAAAGTTATCGGTGTCAACCAGCCTGAAGTGTGGGTTGACTACCAGTTCAGTGTGACCGATCCAAACGAATACGACAGCAGCTTTATCATGGCCTTTGCGTGGTACTTGGCGGCTGAGATAGCCGTACCTGTTATCGGCGGTGATAACGGACGTGCAGAGCGCGGTGCAGCGTTACAAATGTATAAGGCAACACTTGCTGAAGCGATGGCAATGGATTCAAACGAGCAGAACAATGGTCCACCACGTGAAAGCGAATTTATATTAACTAGGAGTTAGCCTAATGCCAGCGGTTTTGCAACGCAGTTTTACATCGGGTGAATTAGCACCGGGACTACGAGTACGGGCCGACCTTGGTAAATACGCCACGGGTCTGACCAAGATGAAGAACTTCATGGTTGTATCACAAGGCGGTGCTTATTCCCGGCCCGGTATGCGCTATGTCGGTGAACTCGGTGACTCAAGCAAGCGTGGTCGGTTGGTATCCTTCGCGTTCAATGTTGAGCAGACCTACATCCTAGTGTTTGAACATCTTAAAATGCGCGTCGTTAAAGATGGCGGCTATGTGATGGATGGTGCCAATCCTTACGAGATCACAACACTCTACACTGAAGCGATGTTGTCACGCATTGCGTTCACTCAATCTGCTGACGTGATGACCATAGTTCATCCTGATGTAGATCCACAAAATTTAAGCCGGTTGGCAGATGACAACTGGACCATTGCAGCAGTGGACTTCACACCTACCACATCAATACCCGGCAACATCGTCGGTGTGGCAACAGGTGAAGGTGGCGGTACTTACGATAAAACGTATGAGTACGTGGTCACAGCCGTAGGGGAAGATAACTCAGAATCATTGGCGTCAAGTGAAATCAGCATCACCTTGAGTTCATTGTCAGGCACCTATGGAGTCAAGATAACGTGGGACGCTGTGACTGATGCGCAATACTACAAAATATATAAGTCTGACTCAGTCAACACCAGTGTGTATGGCTGGATTGGCGAGTCGAAATCATTAGAGTTTAGTGACTTCAACATCGCACCAGACACCACCGTGTCACCACCTGAAGATAGAACACCGTTTGATGGTGCAAATAATAACCCCGGTGCTGTGAACTACTACCAGCAACGTCAGATATTCGGTAACACCATCGACGAACCACAGACATTGTGGACCACACAGACTTCCAATTATGTATCGCTGAGAACATCCAGTCCTGCACGTGCTGATGATGCTGTCACGCTGACCATTGCAGGTCGTCAAGTGAATGAGATACGCCACATCATTGCCTTGGATGCGTTGATTGTAATGACGTCAGGCGGCGAGTGGTTGGTCACTGAAGGTCAAGATGAAGTGTTGGCACCTGATACAGTCGGTGTACGGATTCAAACGTATAACGGTTCATCCTATGTACCACCTGTCGTTATCAATGACACCGTGGTGTATGTTCAGGAAAAAGGTGCCAAGGTGCGTGACTTAGGCTACACCTTCAGCAGCGATAAGTATCAAGGCAACGATTTATCCATCATGTCTGAGCACCTATTCAAAAATCATGAGATTGAAGAAATGGCTTATGCTGCTACACCGTATGGCATATTGTGGTGTGTACGTGAAGATGGTGTTTTATTGGGCATGACCTACCAGCGTGAGCACGAAGTATGGGGGTGGCACCAACATGATACCCAAGGAAATTTTGAATCCGTATCGTCCATCACTGAAGGTCAACGTGATGCAGTGTATGTGATTGTTAATCGAACGATTGATGGCAACACGGTCCGCTATATTGAACGCATTGAAGAACGTGAAGAGGATAATGCTGAAGATTGTTTCTATGTCGATAGTGGATTGAGCTATGAAGGTTCACCCGCCACTGTGATATCAGGACTGGACCATCTTGAAGGTGAAGATGTTGTGGTACTGGCAGACGGTAATGAAGTGCCGGGTTTAACCGTGGTCAGTGGGACCATTACACTACCGCGTGCCGCCAGCAAGGTCCATGTCGGTCTGTACTATGAACCTGAATTGATCACCTTGGGAATTGATGATCCTAAAGAAGTTATCCGGGGTGCAAACAAATCGGTATCTGAAGTCACCATGGTGGTAGAAAACACACGTGGCGGCTGGGTTGGTCCTGTACTGGATGGTCAAACAGACTTAGATGCAGACATGCTTGAAATCAAACCGCGCTATCCTGATGACGACTACGACACGATGAAACTCAGGTCTTTTGAGGAAGTCATCAACATTGCAGCAGGCTGGTCAGACGATGGTAGAATCCGTATCACTCAACGTGCACCACTACCGATGGCTATTCTTGCATTAGTTCCAAACGTGGATATCGGTGGATGATTACACCACTTAACTTTGTGATACCCACCAGCGATATGTTGAGCATTATTGCTGACAACATGCGTCAAAGTGATATTGAAGAAGTCATTGCTGCTGGCAACGATACGCCATTGCAGGCATTGGAAGAGAGCGTTGAATATTCTAAGACATCGGTTGTGGCTTGCCATGGCGATGTGCCATTAGTTATCTACGGGTTGAGCAGACCAACAGTGTTGGGTAACGGGGTGATTTGGATGCTAGGCACCAATCAGTCTAAGAAGTTTCGCCGTGAGTTCATGCACTACACCCGGTTGGTGATAGCTGAAATGCTGACTGAGTGCTCAATGCTATATAATTATGTGCACGCAAGGAATACCGTCAGTATCCGCTGGCTGAAAGCATTAGGCTTTACCATTGAAGATGCCGAGCAACGTGGCCCGTATAACGAATTGTTTCACAAATTTTACATAGAGAGGACCTAACTATGTGCACCGTAGTAGCAGCAATAACAGTAGCGATGTCCCTGTACCAAGGGGTGCAGGAGAATAATCGGGCTAAAGACCAAGCTGACTATACACAGCACGTTGCAGCCGTTAATAGTCGCAACCGTGAGAACGAAGCGACCAAGGTGCGTAACGTCGGTGTTGAAGAAGAGAATAAGCAACGTCGTATGACGGCTGAATTGCTGGGCAGACAACGTGCTCAACTCGGTGCCAACGGTGTGCAGCTTGATTCAGGTAGTGCCTTGAACCTGCAACAAGATACGGTGTCATTGGGTGAAGAAGATGCACTGCGTATCCGGGGTAACTATGCAGACCAAGCAGATGCTTTAGATCAAGAGGCGTCTAACATCACGTATGAAGGTGACTTCCAATCATCCCAACTGAAAGCGTCAGGTAAGAGCGCATTGATTGGTGGTGTCCTGAACGCAGGTGCCGCTGCCTATCCTGTCGCAAGTAAGTGGTACACGGCGAAGAGTTCAGCGAACAGTAGTTTTGCTGCCAACAATCCTTCATATACGAAAGTAATGGGGGTATAACCATGAAAATTCAGCAGTATGGTCAGGCACAAGTTACGCGGCGGGTAGCCACTCAGCCTACGTTGCGGACCCAGCAGATTGCCGATACAACCACCCCTATTTTGAAAGGGTTAGCTAATATCGCTGGTGCCATGGATCTGCAAAAACGACAAGCAGATGACACGGCGGCTGAAGAAGCATTGATTGGCTTTGAACGTGACCAGAATGATTTGTTTTTCAATCCTGATAGTGGCTACTACAACACGCAAGGCAAGACTGCGTATGAAGGTGCTGACGTTGCGAATGAGTCATTGGCTAAACTGCAAAGTAATTACGCTGACGGCCTGAGTTCTCCTGATGCACGTCGTAAATTTATGACAGCGTCGAATACCCATGTCACTAGAAGTCAGGCGAACATTAGCAAACATTCAGCACAAGGTCTGAACGACTACGAGACTGCGACAATATCGGCCCGTGTTGAGCAGAGTTTAGAAAGTGCCGCGCTGCACTACAATGACAATAATTCATTACAACTTCAGAACGCAGTGATGCGTACATCGGTGTCTGAACAAGCAGACCGTTTGGGGTTGGATGGCAAGGCCAAAGCTGAAATGATTCAGACTGCTGAATCAATTTTTGTAACGACAACTATCAATGCAGCACTGGCCCAAAATGATATCAGTCGTGCGAATGAATTGATGGGTAGGTTTGGTAATCGACTTGAAGGTAAAGATGCACAGGTGGTGACAGCTAATCTCAACAAGGCCAACATTGCTGTTGACACGAACGCTGCTGCAACCAAGGTCGTCGGTGACGGTACTAAATCTTTAGGCGCCATGGTTGACGAAGTTAATGAGATTGACGCGACCACACCTGAAGGTGCGGCAATGAAAACGGAAGTCATGCGTCTGGTTAAGAACCGTTACGCACTTGATAAAACAATCCGTCAGGAAGGTGAACGCAAGCTATATGAGAATTATGGCAGTCAGATCCAAGCGGGTGATTTAAGGGTGTCAAACATTCCCGGCAATGATTGGGATAACATGACCGTTGCACAACACAGTGCCTTGATGAAGCTCGAAAAAGTGATGGCTAAAGGTGATGACGTCGTAACTAATGACGTGGTGTTATCCAACTTGTTGCTATTACCTACGGCTGAGTTAGCCAAGGTTGACCCTACAGAATACTTTGACCGCGTTGGGGGTAGTGACCGCGATAAATTAAATGCAGCCGTTAAAGCGGCACGCAAGCCTGCTTCAGCAAATGATGAATCCAACTCGGTACGTGCACGCTCAACCAGTGTGACAGCCACCTTGTTTCAACTCACAGGTAAAAAATCTAGCCGATACAACGATACTGATACTGAATTTGCTAATGCCTTTCATCGCATGGTCAATGTAGCGGTGCAGCAAGAAGAATTAGGTTTGGGTCGTAAGCTGAAACCAATAGAGTTTGACAACTTGCTTAAAGCGACGACACGCACTGCTGTGATGGAAGGTAGATTTTTTGGTGAAAACGAATATGACATTGATGATGTGCCAGCAGAATACATGGATGAAATCACTGAATCCTTGGTCAATCGTGGCATACCCGTTACAGGTGACAATATCACCCGCGCTTACATTAGGGCTGATCGTGCGGGGTTATTAGACTAATGGCTGAACAAAATAGATTTGATGCAATCATTGATGATTCATTCACGTCGGACCCGTTGCGTGCGACATTAAGTGAATCCATGAAGGAAAGCCCTGACAACCGGGCTAAAATTCTGGACCTGTCAAACAAGACTGGTATACCTGCTGAAGCAGTAGCACCTGATGTTGCAGGGGTGGAAGCACAGGCCAGATTTGATGCTGTTGATATCAAGGGTATGACGCTTCGTTCTCCTGTGACCAGCGACTTCCTGTCGAATTATGATAATGCGTCAGTCTCACATGATGACATTGAAAACCTTGAGCAGACTGAGCATTTATTTTCAGGACTAGGTCGGGTCATATCATTACGATATCAAGACATTTTGGCAGGTACACAACTCAAAGCGATTGAAGAACGTCAACGACTTGGTATTGGGAGGTATCTGGCTGCTGAAGATTTGGACCCCATTACGCAGGATTTAATTGAGCGAAACATTAACGCTACTCAAGATCGAACTGCTGAACTACTTGAAGGTATCCGCCAGCGTGGGGAAGATATCAATGCTTTAACACCACAAGATTTAAACATCCTTGAAGAAGGTGCAAGGGCTGGTGTTGAATCCTTATCAGTGATGCTACCAGCATTAGCTATTGGTGCTGCAACACGCACCGGGGTGACTGGCGTGCTGTCCTCAATCGGTGTCACCACCATGGGGGCCAATTATGGTTCAGCACGTGAGAAAGGATTAGATCCTGACGAAGCACTATTGTATTCACAAATCCAAACCGTCATAGAAGTCGGTACTGAACTGCTGCCTGTTAAGTCGCTGGTTGATATCGTGTCCAGTAAGACCCGATCCCAGCTTGGTAAGAACGTATTGCAATTCATAGTCCGTGAAATGGGTACTGAGCAGCTTGCTACGCTGGGTCAGACCATTACTGATTATGCGTTTGACCTTGATGAACAATTAAAAGCTGCTTCATCGGTTGGTGAAATGGCGGCTATCCAAGCACGTCGTCAAGCTGTGACAGCGATTGCTACTATTGTGGGTGGTGGTGCACAAGCCGGGATTGCTGCGACAATCAATGCAGGCGTGCAGGCGGTAAGCAAAGACGAACAGATGAAGGATGTCAAAGGTGAAGCCGAGCAATCATCCATAGATGACATCGTGGACTTGGCTGAACAATCCAAAGTTAAAGATCGCAGCACTGAAACATTCCGACAATTTATAGAACAAGCTGCACCTAATGACGTGGTTTACATCGACGGACCACAGGCAGCATTGTACTTGCAGGAAGTGGGCGAGGTTGAAGGTGATCCAGTCTTGGAGGCCATCACTAAACAAATCGGTGAAGCAGCCGTGACGAATGGTGAAGTGGTTATCCCGGTTGCAGACTTTGCTGCTGACTTTGTGGGCAGTGAGCATTTTGAAGCGTTGCGTCCGCACATGACATTGAGTGCTG